AATAGGTGGGGGCAAGGTATGGGAATGGTCGATTTATCTGACAATGGCAAAGATTTTGAAGTGCGGAATTATCGTATTTATAAAGGTAAAATCTTATGACAGACGAAGTACAAATCGAAAGAGATTATCTGCCTACGGATAATGAGCTTCTGCAAATTATCGAAACTGAATGTATGTTATTGGCTACAATAGCAGATATATCCGAAGCTGAATTTCGTACTTATGAGGATGAGATTAAGGATATAAATGTCGTAAAGATGAACGCTTACAAGGTATTATTTGCGGCACAAAAGAAACTACTAAAATTCATTAAGGACTATGAACAAGGGAATACCGATAATCAGAAAGTTTGAGGGGTTAAGATTAAAAGCATATGTATGTCCGGCAGGCAAAGTTACTATCGGATGGGGAAGTACCTTTTATGAGAATGGAAGTAAAGTGCAATTAGGGGATAAAATAACGCTTGATAGGGCGGATAAACTGCTTTTTATTATGGTTAAATTATTTGAAACTGAATTATCAAGACTTGTAAAATCTGCTATTAATGATAATCAAAAAGGGGCATTAACATCTTTTATTTTTAATTTTGGAAGCACTAAGTTTGGCAATAGTACACTATTAAAAAAGGTAAACATAAATCCAAATAATCCTACAATTAGAGATGAATTTATGAGATGGGTTGGCAAAGATCCGAAAACAGTAAAAGGGTTAAGAGAAAGGCGAAAGGCAGAAGCGGATTTATACTTTTCATAAAGTTTAATTTTCATTCATTTTCCGTCTTGCTATATGAATTTGCACCCATATCAAATGCAAGCAAAGAATTGATACTATTACATCATATACTTTTCATAAAGTTTACTTTTTGACTTATATCGGTACTATATGTACCAAATTAATACCAAAACGGGTACGAAATAGCTTACTTAATATTACATAATACCTTATCGGGTATATATTTTATCTGCCCCGGAATCAGGAATCGAACCTGATGCTACAACTTACTGATTTTACAGGCGAGCCGGCCTTGCTCTCGTTATACTGGCTTCCTTTTGCCTTTCCGGGATATTGCCGCCCCCATTAAATACAAATAACTTACTAACGGTTAAATTATATTTAAGCGGCAATGATGTTAAAATAAACTTACCTGAGCCTTTTCACTTATCGCTGCTTTTAAATTAGCCTTAGCCAAATCATAATAACTTTCCTTTAATTCAAATCCTATGCCTTTTCTTTCCATTTTTACTGCCTGATAAACTTCACTACCTATACCCATAAAAGGTGTAAATACTGTATCTCCTTTATTTGAGTAAAGCAAAATTAGTCTTTCAATAGTATCTAATTGCAAAGGGCAAATATGCTTTTCATCGTTATCTTCCCGGCCATTACGATAACCTTGTAGAGTATTTGAATAATTAATATCCATCCATACTGGAGATGCAATTTTCTGCCAAAGATCAACACTCAATCCAGTATTGGTTACAGGATCAGTCCTTTCTCCATCTTTTCTAAATATCATAACATAGTCAGGAATACCTACACGGCTCATTGTACTATCTTTTTTTACTTGCTTATGCAATAGTCCAAGTGCCTTAGTTCTTTGCATTTCGACAACTGGATCTTTCCATATTGTAACCCTTGATGCATATATAAATCCTGCATCTTCAAAAGCCTTTAATATCATTCCTGAAAAATCTCTAAGTCCGATAAATCCTTCCTTTCCTTTTTGTATTGGTAAATCCATGCAATGTACACATACATTACGGCCCTGTTTCATTACTCGATAAAGTTCTTTAATTAAATATCCGAATTGTGTGAGGAATTCATTATAATCTTTCGAATTACCCATATCTTCAACATGACTGCTATAAGTATAAAGTTCTGCGAATGGCGGAGAAAATACGCTAAGTCCGACAGATTCAGATTCTAATTCAGATATTAACTGTACACAATCCCCTCTTTTAATTTTATACCATTCATTTACTTCTTCATTAATATCATAATTTGCGATTGTCATTTGACTGCCATTAAGATTTTCATTAATAGCGTTGCTCATTTCATTTTGCATGATTTCAAATTGTTTTTGTTTTTGATTAATAGATTCATTTACATTTTTCATGGTATCGGTAGTTATAAGAAAAATATTAACTTCATTTTTTTGACCAAATCTATATGATCTACGAATAGCCTGATATAAACCTTCAAAGCTAAAATCTAAAGATGCAAATATCTGATTGCGGCAATTCTGATAATTTAGTCCAAATTGTGCTATTTTAGTTTTTGTTATAAGTACTCTGAATTCATTATTTGCAAATCCTAAAAGCATTTTTTCTTTATATTCGGGTGTATCAGAACCTTTTACTTCTATTGCTTCAGGAATTAACTTTTTAAGTAATTCTCCTTCTTCATTTTGTTTTATCCAAATAATAAAGTTTTCATCAGATTCATTTACAATTTTTGCAGCTTCATCTAATCTTTCAATTTTAGTTAATCTTAATTCCTGATTAAAATTAGTGGCCGATATTATTGCATCATTGAAAAGCAATCCATTATCACGCTTTTTTGTTTTGATTTCTTTTTCAATAAGATTCAATGTTGGCAAATTATATCCATCCATTTTAAATCCAATATCTGATGGTTTATTCAGCATAATAGCCCATGTACCTACAAATTGATAGAATAATTTAATTGCATGACCTTTCAGTCTCCATTTAGCTGTTTCTCCTCCATCATGCACAAAATACATTGCAAGCATTTCATTACGGCTCATTACATCTAAGAATTCAGAATGATTGCCTAATTCCATCGGATCATTTGGAGAAGGTGTAGCAGTACAAGCTAATTTATACGGAGTATCTTTAAATGAATCAATAATTAATTTCTTTGTTTGACCTTCAAAGTTTTTTAGTATAGATGATTCATCCAATACAATACCTGAAAATATTGAGCAATCTATATTTTCTAATTGCTCATAATTTGATATTTGAATCGGTGAAATAGAATCATACTTTTCGACATTAATACCGAACTTATTGCCTTCCTTTATTGTTTGACCTGCAACTGCTAATGGTGCTAAAATTAATACAGGCTTTTCAGTTTTCATAAATACCTGTCTTGCCCATTCGAGTTGCATCAAAGTTTTACCGAGTCCGCAATCTGCAAAAATTGCGTATTTGCCTGCTTTCAAAGCACGCTTTACAATAAACTTTTGGAAGTCAAATAGGTAGCCATTTAATGCATTTTCTGAAATCTCAAATCCAGAATTAATGTGGATTTTTTGTTTTGTTTGGAGGAATTGTAAATAGTCTTTGTTCATTGTTTTAGGTTTAAGGTTTACAAATATATATCTAAAAAGTTATAATTTCATTTGCAACTTCTGACATACTTTTAAAAAGCTGTATTTCATTTTTAAAGTCCAGATCGCAGGTTACAAGCATACCGTTCCTTTGCTTCATTATCCTAATCCTGCGCTTATTCTCATAACTTACATCGCCTGATAATTCCGATTCATTTGCACCCCACAGCATAAGTATCAAGTCGGCATCCTGCTCAATTGCGCCCGATTCTCTTAACGCTGATATTGGAGGCGGTATATCCCATGAGCTGCCTTTTACCCCATCCCTACTAAGCTGACTAAGTGCAATAATAGGTATTTCTAATTCCTGCGCCAAATTTTTTAATTCCCGGCTAATTGTCGCAATTTCCTGCTCTCGGTTATTTTTAGACTCTCCGTGCATTAGCTGAAGGTAATCTATTACAATCAGGCCAATATCGTGTTTCTTTTTAAGCCTGCGAGCCTTAGCTTTTAGGCTTCGTAAATTTACGGCATTCGCATCATCAAAAAATATCTTATGCCTGCTTAAACTTTCAGCCGCTTGGTTTAATAACCTGTACTCATTTTCCTCAAGTCTGCCTGTCTGCAATTTGTTCAAAATTATGTCTGATTGCGTTGCAAGCATTCTAAGTGCTAAATAAGGCGCTTTCATTTCAAGTGACCATACAGCTACCCCCGATCCAGATAGGGCAGCATTTCGAACCAAATTAAGTGCAAACGCTGTTTTACCTACGGATGGCCTTGCCGCCACGATAATAAGGTCACCCGGCTGCCAGCCTCGGGTTGATCGGTCTAATTCCGGAAAGCCTGATTTTATGCCGGTAATTGAAGATCCTGCCGCTTTCCATTTGTCAATCTTTTGTAATGTATTAACCATTACGCTCGAAATGTGTAAAATATCTGATTGATTGTTATCGGATAGTGTTAATATCTGCTTTTCGGCAATTTCTATGAGTTGAAAAGGATCAGCTTCCGGCTCAAAAGATTTAACAGCGATTTCATGGGATACGGATATAAGTTTTCTAAGGAGATACTTTTCATGCACAATTTTGGCATGGTTTAATATGTTTGCGGCTGATACAATGTCGTTTGTAAGGCGTGCTATGTAATAAGCACCCCCGACTGATTCGATGTCGTTATTTGCTTTCAGTTCCTCTGTCACGGTTATTATGTCGATATTACGCTGCTTCTTTTGTAGGTTAAGTATGGCAGCATATATTTTTTGGTTGGCTGTTTGATAAAATGCGTCGGCTGTAAGTAGGTCGGCAACTTTATCTATTGCATTGGATTCCAATAATATCGCTCCTAAGATAGCCTGTTCTGCTTCTATTGCCTGCGGTTGTAGTTTCATTTTAAATCGTAGTTAGGTTTTACTTGATTGTGATCTTCGTTATTTAGGATTGCTAATGTACGTCTTTCCCGGTAATCATTAAGAATCCTTAGCTTCCTTTGTTCATCATCAGGCATTTTCTTTTTGTTTTCATCTTTAAACCATACTGCCCTCATTTTCTGCTTCCAGTTTAAAACCTGCTTTCCTTTACTATCTTTCCAATCTCCGTCGTTGTAATAGTTCCAGGCTTTATCACCGTTTGTATATCCGTTCTCATTAAAGAATTGAATTACTTCATCAATAGAAGGTATTGTAAATTCTTTTTTTTCTTTCCTTTCCTTTATTTCTTTTTTTTCTTTCCTTTCCTTTGCATTAGGGTTGCTATTGGGAATGCCAATAGGGGGGGCAATGGGGGGGCTATTTTTCCATCTATTAATAGCTCCTTGTTTTCCCTTTTCTGATAAGTGCTTTCTTAAAGATAGATGTTCATTTAATCTACTACTAAAAAAATGTTTATCATCAATTACAAAAAGTTCATAATTCCAAACAACTGCATTTAATTTAGTTTCCTGTGTTTGACTTTGCATGGCAAGTACAGGTATTATTTTCAATGGCAATGATCCACCTGCTTGTGCTAATTGTTCCAATATAAACCAATATAAACCATAACC